GCTTCTTTAATAACTTTTACTTCAGATATTTTCATGTTAGGCTCCTATAGGGCTTTTTGTATTTTCAGTATCGCCGATATCTTTACTTTCACCTGAAGGTGTTTCGCCTACATAATCGTTGCCTCGGTCTTTACGTGCTGTTTCTAATTCTTTCAACAAGTTCATAACACGATCTGGTCCTGCGTCTTCTTGTGCTGACTCGCCGCCTAAATCTTCCTGTGTTAGTTTGGATACATATTCTTCACTGGAGTCTTCTTGCTGATATAATTCTTGTGGCTCATTTGGATTACGTACAATAATATGACTTTGAGGAATACCGCATACACTGCCTAAGTATTCTTGTAAAACTTGTACAGTTGTAGGGTAAGTAAGTTCTACTTCGTAGTAATAAACTTCTGTATTTTCTAATTGCGGAAAATCTAAAGGACGTTCCTGAATTGGTGTTTTTTTACCGGTTGACATTTTGGAAATACCAAACTTTGATAATCCTGTTTCAATTATATCTTCGCATCCATCAGGCTGATCACCTGCGATGCCAATTTTAAATTCATATGTTCTTTTTGATTCTGTTAAATAATCAGCAAAATTTTTCATCGACGTATCCTAAATTATATTACTATTTATCTTTATCTATGCCTTTTAGGCGCTCTAATAAACTATTTCTATCAGACACAACATAACCTTCGCCGTTTACAATGTCGCCATCTCCGCCTGGTCCGCTGTCTCTATCCATTTTTTCTTTTTTAAGTTGTAGTTCTACCATTTTAAGTTTTTTGTCTAGTTTTGCAACTTTAGCATCTAGACTGGTTTTTAACATTGTGCCAGCAACTTCAAACACTCTACCGCTATAGCGACTTTCAACGTTCATACCAAGATCCATTAAATCGTCATATGCAGTCATGGCTTTATTTGCAACTTCGTTGAGTTCTTTGTCTGCCATATCGCCTAGCCCTTTTACAGCAGGCAAGGCATCAGAGATTTTGTCAAACTCTGCAATATCTCTAAATGTGTCTTCGTGTTCTACAACAGGAGCAATATTTTCTTCTTCATTAAGATCTTTATTATCAGGAAGATTTAACATGTCTTCTAGTTTTTTAGTCATAGTACTTTTCCATTATATGCTTACTTTATTTACCCCAATTTTTATTGGTGTTCATATAAGCGGTTATAGTTGCACGCCAATCGTTGCTACTAGTATAGCTGTGCCATGTTTCGCCAGTATTTCCTGCAAAAACTAAGCACCGACCTGGCATCCAAGGAATTTCTATTTTATTATTTTCATTCATATCTGTCATTACATACGTTCCTGTGCTTTTGTTAGGTCCTATGTATGTCACAAATGTCCATATTTTTGTTTCATCATCGCAATGAGGCTGGAAACTATAATTAGCAGGATTAACAGCTAAATGTCCAAGTGCATATATTTTTTTATATTTTCTAGGCGATGTATAATTTAAATTCTTAATTACATCTGGCATTTTTTCTATAGCACTTGATAATACTTGTTTATATGGATCTTGTAAACTATCAACGGTGTAATGAAATTTACTGTTATTTTCTTGAATATGTTTATGAGCAACATATGAAAGTTTTGCAACATCAGACTTATCTAAAAAATTATCTATTATCCAGTGTTTCCAAGGAAATGTTTGTTCGTATATTTTCATCTACGTTTGCCTTGATGGAAAATATCTCCTTCGTTGACAACTCTAAACACCATGCCTTTTTGTTTACAATAGTGCTTTGCTGCTCCCCACTTAGCTTGATTTAATACGTAGTGTGCTTTATTATGTTTACTATTACCTAGTTGTTCTTTAAAAGTATGATTTGCAGGTTTAACTTCAATTAATTCTACATGTTGTTTTCCAGTACGGTCATTATATACTATAAAAAAGTCTGGAACATATATTGTATGTTTTCCTGTAAAAGGATTTCTATACGGAATTTTTATTGATTCACTTGCCCATTTTGATATGTTATCATTTTGATCACACATGCGCATGAAAGCAAATTCCCAGCTACTACGATATGTTGGAGTTCGGCCACCTATATATTTGTCAGGGTTTTTTAGTGTAAACTTGCCCTGTGCAAAGCGTCCCATTACAGTCTCACATTTCTATTCTCTGTAGTTTGAGTTGCATAATCGTTTTTATAACCTAATGCACTTATTCTGCTTCTGTTATTATTAAGGATAGCACTTACTAGCCTACTTAATTGGACTTCATCTAATCCTTCAAGTGTGTCAACAATTTCAAATACTTTTTTATTTTCTGATTTGGCTTGTTGTAATATTACAGTAGATACTGCAATTGCTGCATCTTTTGTAAACTTTCTTTTTGTAAAAAATCCTACAACAGTATCAACTTCATTACTAGTTAAACTAATTTGCTTGGTAAAATACCTATCAAATAATTGTCTAACTTCTTTACCACTGTCTTGCTTTTGCGATTTTTCTTCATCTGCATAACTGCTCATTACAAAATTCCTATTTCGTTTAATCTACTAACAAATCCTTGTGTGCTAGATTCTGTTGCTGCTGCCTGCTCTATCTGAAATTTTACATTAGGTGATAGTGAATCATAAAACTGTTTTGATTCTTGTATGTTTCTTCCTGTATAGGTAGATAATTGTGTAGTTGTAAGACTTTTTGCAAAGTCTGCTAGACGTTTTTGATTATTGTTTATTTCTCTCGAAGACTGTTGATTACTAATATTAAAATTTTGAGATGCTGTGTTAACAGGCTGTGCTGTTGTGACACTGTTTGGGTTTACAGAACTTGGAAAGAAGTTTCTATTTGTAGCTGGAGGCAGCGTTGTTTGACCAATTTGTCTTACATTATTTGGCAGTTGACTTTGTCGTTGTTGAGAATTAAAGTCGGTAAGGTTAACAATACCTACTAGTAAATCAGTAAATATAGATCCCCAAAAAGTATTATCATCGGAATCTTTTGCTATGCTATTTGTACTAACACTATTATACGGGCTTGGTACTGTATCGTAGTGTTGTATATCTCCAAAACTTTGTATTTTATCAGGACTAGTAAGTTCTCTGTCATACAACACACTTTCATATGCAAGTCTCATTGAATTACGCATTACACCAGATCCATCTGCTTGATCAACTCTGTCATGTTGCCATTCTGTAATAATAGGATTTACAAGTGTAAAACTTGTAAAAGTACTTTCTTTATTTTGAGGATGTAATTGATGAATTGTAATACTATTAAAAAACGGTATGTCAGTTGGTCGTCTTCTATTAAAGCCATGCCTGTATGTATTTGCTATATCTGTATCATATAATTTAGTTTGATATGCTCTAGGTCTACTACCTTGATCAGTATAGTTGCCATCTTGATAATAATATCTGTAATACGCTTCCCATAATAAACTAGTAAGCCCTGCATTATCATCGTGAAAATCGATATTAACCTCGTTATATTGAAGTTGAGTTTGAATTACTTTTTTTCTATTGTATTGATTTAAAGTTTCAGTTTGAATACTGTATCTCGGTAAATCGGCTGCGTTTGCAAGCAAGTTAAATTCACGTTTGTTTAACAGACTAAAAACACTGTTGCCTAATACGCCAAGTGCCGTAGTGTTTACATCTACTACAACATGATAAAGAAATTTAACTTTAGGTGCAAGTCTAAAGTTATTTCGTCTATATAATGCAGACGCATGAGCAAAATCACCGACTATGCCTTTGCCACTATCTAAACTGCTGAAGTTATCGTAAAAACTATTTGTTGCCATACAGTATTTATCTTTATTTTAAACTGAGTATATAAAGAAAAAGGAGCCTTTCGACTCCTTTTCATTGATGCAATCTCATTTAAGTATTAAAGAGCTGCGCCGCCTGTAGCACCTGTGCCTGTTTCACTGTTTCTATCTTGGAAGTTGTTTGGTGTTCCTACTCCAACATTGAGCTGTACTGCATTATCATATGTAATACTTAATGCAACTTGCATTGCATCATTAGTACCATATGCCATACTGCCGTAATCAACACTGTTCAAATAGCAACCATAAAGTTCCCAGGTTTCTAGTACTTGTGGAGTATTTGCTCCATTGCCGCCGTCTAAGACTTCAATACGTTGTGTAAATTTATAGTCTTGACCGGTAGCAGCACTTGCTTGTTCAAAAAAGTCAAATTGTTTCTGTAGTTGTTCACCAACTAGTTTTTGCACATTACCGTTAATGTCATCACGTAAATTAATAGTGACAGCTTGCCATGTATGCTTACCTGCCATCATAATTTTACTGTTATAGACATCTAATTGAATAGGATCAAACTGAATGTTTGGTCTAGTTGCATCAATAACTTGTTTTGTTAATTCTGTTGTGTTCCCACTAATACCAAAGTTTTCTAGTGTCACTCTAAAGCGATACTGAAGTTTTGGCATAAGTAAACCTTGACTACTAGAAGTAGTGTCGTTTGCTAATGGAACTGTTAAATTTAATAGAGTCGAGATTGCCATCTATTGTTTCTCCTTAATACACAAGTATTTATCATTTGTAGGGGGTTTTTATTTTACCCCCTACATTATGATATTATAACCCTGCGATTTCGCCTGTGTTTTTAATACGTAGTGGAATGTAAATAAATTCTACTGCTTTTACTGGTTCAATAGCAATATCTACATACAACTCGTTTCTATCGATTCTTGCCGGTGTGTTGTTTGTTTCGTCACACACAACCAAGAAGTCAAATAGTGCTCTTAGTCCTACTAGTTCTACCATTAGACTTTCAACTTGTTGTTTGATTTCATCACGAGTGATTTTATCATTTGGTTCAAACAAGTATGGTTTTGCTAATGTGTTTAACTGACTACGTAAGAATACTACAAGTCTTGCAACGTTAATTCGATCCAATGCACTTGCATTTCTTGCACGAGTTTTTTGTCCAAATACAACAAGTCCTGCACCTGTTAAGAATGTAATTGGATTTACATTGTTTGCATACAATGTATCTCTTACACCTTCGTTTAGTGCTGTTGCAACAAATTCACCTTCGCCGTTGATATAACCAGTTGAACTTGCGTTTGTAACTCCGCCACGTCTTGTACCTGCTGGTGCAAACCATGGATAAGCAACTTGGTCGTTAAGTGCAAATGTGCGTAGTACCATGTGCGAACTTGGAACAACAATGTTGTTGCCTGCGTTGTCACTAGTAAAGCCACTTGGATAATAAACACCTAAGTATTCATCTCTACTAACAAGACCGTTATCGTTATCTTCAACAACTGTATTAACGTTGGTTGCCCATTCGTTAAGCGAAGTTGCATCTGATGTTAAACGCATCGGTGAGTCACCAATAACAAATGCTGTTAGGCCTCTGTCATAGTTTAGTGTGATCATTTCGCCAATTAGTTCTGGATAACCTGGTGTTGCAATCAAGTTAAAGATACGTGATTCATCATCGCGAATATCTTGGTTTTCGTTTAGCATTGCTTGTAGTTTTTGTACTACAACTTTACGCTGTGCTTTACGTCCAAAACTTCCCGAACCGTCTGCTTCATTAGCTGATTCAGTCACCCAACGATGCGGATAGTACGCTGCCATTGATTCGTCGTCTGCTCTTGTATTTTCAGCTGCTACATCAATATAGCTGCGTTCAAAACGTTTTACATTAAATCCACTTCTACGTAGATTCCAAAGCAACATACCTTTTGGATATAGTGCAGGATCTGGTGCATCTGGGTCTAAGTAATCACTAGCTAGTAAGTCTGCAATATCGCCAGCTGAGCCACTATTTGAGCCTGCTGTGTTATAACGTGCATCTGCAAATATTACACCATTTTCAGTAGTTTGATCAGTTTTATCAATTTCTACCCAACTACTTAATGTAGCATTGTACTTGTAAATTGTTGGAAAGTTTTCTAAGTCAGCTGTGCTTACCCAAATATCTCCAGTGACCAATGCACTACCATCTGATTGTACTTCTGGTTCAGTAGCACTTACAGTAGGGCCTGCTGGATCTGAGTCTGCATATTCATTTACATAACCCTTCCAGTTTGTACCATCGTGTACCATAATATCAATTTCGTCAATTACGCTACTGTACCATAGTGAGCCATCTGCTGCTAGTGCAGTTGGCGCATCGTCGCTTGCTGTATATGTAAGTTCTTTCCAAAGACTTGCTACATAACTATTTGCAGCGCCAGTTGGATCGTCGTACAAGTTTGCAGTGCCTGTAGAATTAGTATAATTCCATGCTGGGAAAGCTGAAACAAGTTTTGTATTTGTATCTACAATTCTAATTTCGCCGCCTGTTGCATGTTCAATAACAACTTTATTACCTGACACAATACTTGCACTTACGTTAGCTAAACCTGCTGCATTAATTGCACCTGCTAGTGCATCAGCATCAGCAATCTCACCAGCTGGTGACCATACTACCGTGACCGGCGTACTCATCATTGCACTGCCTTTTACACTTTCACTGATTGTAAAATTGCCTGTTCCTGATATAAATGTAGTTGCTGTAATAGCAGAACTTGTAATTGTTGTTGCGCCTGATGCATTACGCTTGAAGATTGTAAAATCTGCCAAGTTTGTTGCTGCTTCAGTTGTATTGGTTTGAATGTAAAGATTTGCAGTTGTAAGATTTGCACCTGCACCTGACAAGTCCATACTCCAAATTGCTGCATGATTTGATCCATAAATTGGAGCACTTGATGTATCCCATAACTCTGTATCATCATTCCATACTTTTACACTCCAGTTTGCACCGGCATTTGGAGTAGTTGTTTTAACCCATATACTACCAGTTGGTCTTCCTTCGTCACCAGTTTTATAAAGAGGAACACTAGTATGCGCACTTGCTTGCAACTTAGGAGCAGCATAATTTACTGCACCTGCAAGACCTGCATCAGTTAATACTGTACCTGTGCCACCTAGCTGAAATGCATCATGCACAGAACCGTCATTGTAAATTTCAATTCTGTTGTTTACAACGGCTGCTGATATACCAGTTCCTGCTGCGGCTGTAGTAAAATCAGTCACAAACGATGATGCAGTAGCTCCAGTTAATACAAATGTAAAGATTTGTACGCCTTCGGAATCATTAACAGTAAAGTTATCACTAGCTGTAAATACGTCTCCAGATACATTTTCTGTTCCTGTGATTGAAGGCCAGCTTGCTTTCCAATCTCCGCTTCCTACTACAACCCAATTACCTGATGTGTTTTTATAATATAATGTTGGAACAGTTGTAAGAACAACAAGAGCATAATCTCCTATTGATCCAACACTTGATTTCGGTGTGTAATCACCACTGCCAACTACTTTAGTTGAGTCTGTAATTACGACAGGTGTTTTGTTTGTAAAACTTTGCCCTGTAGTGTTGCTTACTGAAACAGCACTGCCATTCCATTCAAAAATTCCGTATCTGCTGTTAGCAGTATCTAACCAATATGTTCCATCTGCTGGATTAGCAGTAGTTGCAGTTGCACTTGCATTGATTGCATTGAGATCGACATCTGCACGTACTACGTATGCTCTATTGCTTACACCTAAGTAAGAATATGCTGCCTGAAGACCATATTCGTTTTGTTCCCCGCCGTGGATTGGGTTGTTGTTATTATCAACATAAAATGATGGATCACCAAAAGTATCTACAAGTTCACGCTGTGAAGTAAGTAGGTAAGGTTTTCCAGCATTTGCTTTAGTGGTACCAGGAGCAATTCCTGTTCCGGCACCATTTAATTTATTCTCGCCTGTAGCGACAAATATAATAGGTACTGTACCCGGTTCTGCTGGAGTATAAAAACTCTCGTCAATAACCTGGACTTCTACACCTGGTGATGTTAATGCCATTGTTGTTCTCCTAAACATTGCTATTATAGTATTATTTAGCAGATCTGGTGGAAAACGGGCTTTTTAAGGGGTTAAGTGCGTAGTTATCTATGCAAATGTGTTATTAGCTGTTCAATATTAAACCAAAGATCATCCAATGTTCCATTGTTATCAATTGTAAAATCTGCCATCCAATGTTCTAGGCTCATGCTGTCTTTAGACTCGCTAGGCAAGTGATCTGATCTATCAACCCAAATACAATAATCAAACACTCCAGTATTTTGCATTGCAAAGAATTCACGCTTGTTGCGTAGCCCACAATAGATATCGTAAGCAGCAAACATTTCTCTACCTAGAGTCGCTGCATCAGGAACATTATAATCGCAGATAGCATTATACCATTCTGCTCTGTGATTATGTCTGTCAGCATAACACTCATCTTCATCGGCGTATCCATACTTGTCTTTTAGATCATTGTAGATGAACAACTTTGAGCAAAACTTGCTGCTGCTTTCAAATGTATAGTTGTATTTGTCTCGTAGGATCTCGCACACAGTATCTTTACCGTGGCGGCCGTGTCCTATTACTAATAACTTTTTCTTACGCATACACTAACTATACTATATAGTTTTGTTTTTGTCAACTATGTATTTAGAAAATAAATCAGCCCATTTTTCTTGTGCTGCTTCTAATGGATGGTCTGTTTCTCCACATTTGTAATTGTGTTTTTTGGCCCAGTCATAGAAACCTTGATTGTCTTCTGTATGCACAATATTTTTTAAATCTAATCTTTGTTTCATATCTTCATAAAACACATTAGGCTGATGATGTTCAAGACTTAATAAATCATTAAAAGCGCATGTGTAATAAAATTTAACATTGTGCATTTTTAACCAACTGGTAAGATATTCTAATTGTTGTAAAGGATAATATATATGATTATCCGCAGTTGCACGTCTTGTATAAAACTCAATAAGTGTTCGAGCTAAATGCTCGTCGGAAATATATTGTCTGCGTTCTATTCCTGATCTAATTGACCAATAACTCTTTAAACCGTCTCCATCTGAAGGAAGCGAACTAAAAAATCTATCTTCGTCGTCGTTAAGTGTTTCTGTATCAATTGGAGATACTCTTGGATATTCCCTACGTAAAATACTTGTCCACATAATACAAACAACTATTTCATCAGGTTTATATATTTTTAACATTTTGTTAGTTTGAAAAATTACACGCCTAACACATCCGCCGTAGTCGCTACCAGGAATAGCTGTGTTGTCTACAGTTGCGTTTTTGTATATTTTTTTCTGTAGCCAATTAGCCCATGTAAAATCACTACGAGGTCTTAAAATTCCTATGTTAGGCTGTTGTGCATCCCAATCTTTTAATTCTGAGCCTGCTGTAAAGCTACAACCGCCAGCAATAACTTTTTTTATTTTATCCAATTAAGAATCCATACCCTGTACCGCCTGCTACAGCCATAGATAAATCTGCTTCTAGCTTTTCCATCTCTTGCATTGCTTCGTTCTTTAGAGTATCGCCGTTTAACGATGTTCCACCGCCTGGGCCAGCAATAGTAGCAAACTTACTACGTGCTTCGCCTAGCATGTATTTACAACTAGCAAGTGTATAATCTTTAATCCACTGCTGTGACTTGTAATCTTTTAATAATTGGTCATCAGGACGATAATTATAACAAAACAACATAACTTCTTCTTCTGATCGCGGGCGTTGAAGTATGGTTAATTTACTTGTAGCAGGGTTCCATGTAAACTCTATAAAACTACCAAACATACGTCCTACTAATTCTTGTTGTTGTGCAAAGAAATCATAAGTTGCTAATCCGCCTATGCCCGAACCTGCTAACAAATAAGTGTTTGTGTATGCTAGATTAAATGGCTCAAACAAACTGCCGCCAGTATTTTCACCTTCTGGAAAAAGTTTTATTCCTACAACATCTCCAGCATTTAACGGATTTATCAATGTTATGTTATTTTGTCCACTATCGGTAGTGAAATCAGAAGTAGCAACTCCGTTTATCTCAACTCTGATTGTAGCAACTGATAATAAATTATAATTTACATTTAATTCTGTTTGTCCAGCAGTAGCAGTAATAGTCTGTGTAGAAATTGGATTACCGCCTCCGCTGCCTCCGAGCCCGCCGAGTCTACTGCCAACGTTGCGTCTATGAATTTTCCTTACTTCAATAATTTCTTGAGGCAAGGTATAAACATTCTGATCTTGGTTTAGTTTTATAGTGACATAACTTTCTTCTACACTGTTTTCACTACGTTGTCTATATTTGGTTAATGATTTAGTTAACGCTGTTTCATAATGAATTGGATCAAGCTCGACATCAACCATGCCTCCGCCTAACATTGCGTTTACATAATCAAATACCTGTTGTTTTTGTGTTGCTAAGTTGCTGTCTACCATCAAAGTTCTCCATACAGTATTTATCATAAATATATGTATGCCACGTTTAAGTCTATATAGGCCGGAGAGGTCAAACGATTACTTTTTCTTAGATAAGATAATCTACGAACAATTCACAGTGGGAGGAACAGATTTACTAATACACAAGTATTTAGGACCCAAATCTGTAAGTGCCGATGAGGCCACTTCCGAACAACCAGCATATGATGCTGTAGCAGAAACTAATATACAAGATTTATTGTTTTTAGAAAACCGAGATAGAAAATACGATCCCGATATCTATAATGTAAGAGCACACTATAATGTACAAGATCAAGACTTTGATTTAAGTCAGTTTGGTTTATTTTTACAAAATGATACATTGTTTATGACAATGCATATTAATTCTAGTGTCAAAACACTAGGTAGAAAAATTATGCCAGGTGATGTATTTGAATTACCTCATTTGATTGACGAATATGCAGCAAACGATTATAGTGTAGCATTAAAAAGATTTTATGTAGTTGATGAAGTGACAAGAGCAGCAGAAGGCTTTAGTCAAACATGGTATCCGCATTTATATAGAGTTAGAGTAAAACAAATAATGGATTCACAAGAATACAAAGATATACTTGATTTAGATGCAGGCGACGAAGCTGGAAATACACTTCGAGATGTATTGAGTACATATGAAAAGGAAATGCAAATCAATGATGCAGTAATTGCACAAGCCGAAAGTTATGCAAATCAAAGTGGTTATAGTACTATACAATTCTATACACTTAGTGTTAATGAAAGAGGCGAAGTTGCAATTGTTAGTGCAGACTACCAAGACTTACTAGTTGACGGTACTATAACCAGTGATACAGTTTTTGTCACACCTGATGGCAACGGGTATCTGGGATACTTAGTTGGTGATGGTATACCGCCTAACGGTGCTCCATACAGCCAAGGCAGTGGATTTCCTGCAGGTGCAGCCGTAGGTGATTATTTTTTAAGAGTTGATTTACTTCCAAATAGATTGTTTAGATACGATGGAAATACCTGGAGTAAAATAGAAGACTCTGTAAGAACATCAATGACACCAGACGATAATAGAGATACCCTAAAAGGCACATTTATTAACAATACTACTGTAAGTACAATTGGTGGTGAAGAAGTAATTGAAAGACAGGCTTTAAGTAAAGCACTGAGAGCAAAGGCAAGTAATTAATGCAGTTTTTTTATGATGGACAAATACGTAGATACCTTACGCAAATAATTAGAGTGTTTAGCAACTTTAGTTATCAAGACGGCGATGGCGATTTAACAAGAGTTCCGTGCATGTATGGAGATATTACAAGACAAGTCGGTAGTATTATAAGAGAAAATTCAGAAAACAAGCTGCCAAGTGCTCCACGTATTGGTGTTTATATTACTAGTTTACAAATGGACAGAGCAAGACTTAGTGATAGTAGTTTTGTTAGTAAAATAAACTTACGTGAAAAAGAATTTGACAGCGATACTAACAGCTATATATCTCAACAAGCTAAGGGTTATACTGTTGAAAGATTGCATCCTACTCCTTATACTCTGGCAATAAACATAGATGTTTGGAGCACCAGCACTGAGCAAAAGCTACAAATACTAGAACAAATCTTTATGCTGTTCAACCCAGACTTGGAATTTCAAACAACAGACAACTATGTTGATTGGACAAGTTTAACAACGCTGTATTTAGAAGATATAAATTTTAGTAGTAGAAGTATACCGGTAGGAACACAAGATGATATTGATGTTGCTACAATTGGCTTTACTGCACCTATATACATTTCGCCACCGACTAAAGTTAAAAAACTAGGAATTATTACAGATATTATAACAAGTGTATTCAACACAGAACAAGGCACAGTTAGTTTAGAAGGATTTAATCCTCCTACAGATTCAGATCAAGGCGCAGTAAGTGGTACAACTGTACTACCAGACGGGTCAATTGTGACCAACGGTAGTGCAAGTGTTGGAAACGGACGACTGGATCTTAACAACCCTCTTGTGACAAGTTATAGAAACTTTGATATTATTGTACAAGAAGAAACTGCACAGCTTGCATTGAATCGAAAATTGCGTGTAGGCGAAGTAAATTGGCTGAATATATTAGAAGCTGAACTACCTGCAAGATTTCAACCAGGAATAAGTCAAATTAGAATTCGTAGAGCAGAATTAAATACCGAAGTTGTAGGAACGTTTGCACTTAAATCAGGCGATGATTTTACTATAGAAATAGTTTGGGATACAGATACTTTACCTAGCAATACTCTAATAGAAGGACCAACTAAAACTGACGGAACAATAGATTATATTGTTAATCCGATTGATTTTAATCCTAGTAGTGTAAAGACAGTTGGTACACGTATAATATTATTAGGGCCATTAGGATTTAAAGTTGATAGAACTTTTGAAGCAACATACAGTGATAACAAAATCCATACCGATTTAGACTTTAATATTTTATCAAGTTCTCTTGGAGATCGTATTGGTGACGAAACAGTCACAAGTTTTAATGTTTATGTAAACGGATTAGCTGTAGAAGCAACAGGTTCTAATGCAGGTGATAAATTCTTAATTACATTAGATGTTCCTTACAATGCAGGCGACGAAGTCAAGTATATTTTAAATTTAAATGAAGACGGTGCAGCAGCATGGAAGAATGCAGATAATAGCGATTTTGTTGCAGATGCAAATGATATAGTTGAGTGGGACGGATCTAAATGGGATATTATTTGGGATGGTAGTACCAATAACGAAACTACATATGTCACAAATATAACAACTGGACAACAATACTACTGGAATAATTATTATTGGCAAACTGCAATAGACGGATATTATCCAAGAGGCACATGGAGTATAACACTGTAAGATAACTATTTTTATGAATAGTATTATATGTAGCGGTGCTTTGTTTTATTCACTACAGACAAAAAGATTTTTATTTCTTCATAGAACACAAAGTAAAGCAAAGAATCTCTGGGGATTAGTTGGCGGAACTAATGAGGGCGAAGAAACTCCTTGGGAAGGGTTGCAACGTGAAATTTCTGAAGAAATAGGACATGTGCCTGATATTAAAAAAACTATACCATTAGAAACTTTTATTAGTAG